CCACCCCGCATCCGGTTGAAGCCTGGCCATAGACTCCCCAACCGCCCCCGCAGGCCGCCCCGCAAACCCCGTAAGGCCCGCACCCATACACGCCCACATTGGCGACTGAAATTCCATACACTCCCTGAACATTCGGGGAATATCCATAAACTCCAACGCCTGCCGCCGATGCTCCAACCACCCCATATCCGCTTGCGCTATACCCGCAAACTCCGCAACCAGTTCCGCTGGCTACCCCATACACCCCGGTGCTACCAGTGCCCTTGGCGTCGCCAACGACTCCGTAGGCATTGCCCAGGCCACATACTCCCACAGTGCCGGTCTGGGCGATGGCCCCCTCAAACACCCCGCCATAGGAGTAGTTCGCCGAACTGTATCCCTTAACGCCAATGCCGGTGCCATATCCGAAAACCCCGCAACCATTAGGCACGGCAATGGCGTCTCCCCGAACCCCGACGCTGGCACCACAGGTTATTCCATACACGCCAAACGAAATATAACTAGTCCCCACAACTCCATAACCGGATGGGGCAGTGCCAATCACGCCATGGCCAACGGTTGCATATCCCACCACTCCACAGCCAGAAGTGGCACATCCATAAACGCCTACCCCACCCAAGGCACATCCTAGGACACCATATCCCGCCCCTGACGAACACCCCCAAACTCCATATACTCCATGGCCCACCAAACCCCAAGTGTTGGCAGAGCAAAACTGGCCACCATAGCCATATGCCGAATATCCGTAAACCCCAGTGCCAACGGGAACAATTCCCTGAACTCCATATCCATTATCAGCATATCCGTAAAGTCCTGTGCCCCCCGTTGCTTTTGCATACGCATACACCCCGTAAGTTGCGCCCTCAAAATTACCGCCTACGCTACCGGTTCCGAGCGCACAAGCCCAAACCCCATATCCCCCGGTGACCTGATAAGAACAAAAACGTCCTCCATAAGACGCTCCGCAACCAAATACTCCCGTCGAACCCGTCCCTGATCCCCGCCCGCAAACGCCAAGGACATCGCCAGCGAACCATCCACCAATTCCACCATTGCCAGGAGCACATCCAATAATACCTATACCACTTGCCCCCGAAGCGCATCCCTGAACTCCGATTGTCGGGGCATATCCGCAAACGCCAGCATATCCTGACTGGCCAGAAATGCCAGCCGAGCCAACGCAAGAAGAACAGGCGCACCCGACGAGGCCATACAAAAGGGCATCCGTCCTCGTGGCTATGAATTCTCCACCACGATTTCCCCCACACCCATACACCCCAAGGCCACCGCAATAAGGAGCATAACCGATGACTCCATATCCACTACAATTCCCGGCGGTATTCCGGGCGTAACCATAAACCCCGACCCCGGCATCTGCACCGCATTGGCAACCACAAATTCCCATGCACTGACCAATACCCCGAACCCCTCCGCCACCCGTGGCGGTCCCATATCCGGTCACACCATAACCCGCACCCGGATGGCATCCCCAGAACCCTCCGTCCCTTATCGATCCGAACTTGTCATAACAGGTTGACCAATCAGGAGCCGTCGCCTGTTGCATGACATAATTTCCACACGCCCCATCCCGCCACAATCCGCACCCCCCGGCATGTGGATACATATTTGTGGCTCGCATATATCTTGATGTCCCCTGCTGATAAATATCGCCCACCACGAGGTCCGGAGCCTTTCTGGAAATCACAAGCGACGACAGGCTTCCCCCGCTCTTCACCGCCGTGGCGAGCAGAGCGTAGGGCCTCTGCGTCGTGGGATATTTTTCGGAGATCAAAAGCGATGGATCCGTCAGCGACACCACCACCTGCCCGTCCTCATCGACATAGATATAATTGGTGCCGTCCGTCGCTAGGCTTACGGTCCCGTTGGTCACCTTGAACCTTTTCCCCGCAATGTAAGCCTCCCCCGGCGTCCAGGCGACGACAACCCCGCTGGGGTTGGTGATGTCCATCCCATAAAGCACGCCGCTGGTATAAAGGCGCTGGGCCCACCCCTCCTCCTCGTACAGCCTGTCAAGGCTGTCCGCCTCGGCGTCGGGGCCGAGGGTCCCGAAAACCCTTCTGTCCGTGATGTACTCAGGGAGGAGCATCTCCCCGGGCGTTCCCTCCTCGCCGTCAAACGCCACCTGGTGGATCAGGAAAAGCTCATCCTGGTCAATCCCGGCCTGCACCTCCACATTGTCCTGATATGTACCCGGCGCCGGAAGCTCGATGTCATGGATGTGCACCGTTATCTTCTTGCCGTCCTGTCCGATCAACACCAGCCAGTGTTCGGCAAGCGGATCGCCGGAGACTATCGTAAATTTCTGGATGGGGCCGCCGTTCCACCTCATCTGCCCGGCTAACCCTACCCGGTAGAACCAGAGACCGTTCCCGTATGTCCCGGCCAGGATGTCGTCGTCCATTGCGATGATGGCAATCCCGTCCCCCACGCTCCGCGGGGCCGCTATGTAGGCACGAAGGCTCTTGCCGATGTCGCCTTCCTTGTCGATGTAAACCTCGTATAGCTCGAGCTGCGTGCCGGCGTCGTCGAAATCAACTTCGGACGGGGAGACGGTGGCGTGCTTATATCCCTTGACATAATAGGAGTCGTTTCCCGCCGGGATCTGGATCGACAGGAAGTCGTTGAGGTGGCTTCCGGAGGCCGGCTGGGCGGTGACCATCAGGACGCCCGAATCGCTCCTTTTGTAAATACCGTTGGAGTGCATCCGGTCTTGATGCTCCCTGACTTGTCCGGTCTCCGTCACCCCGAGATCCCCTAGGGACAGCCCGTGCGGATTCCGCGGGTTGGCGAATCCCGTACCTATCATCATCCGGTGGACATTGTCCTGCGCCGATTGGATCGGTATGTCCCGGTCATATAGCAGAATCGTCTGTATGCTGTCGGAGGTCGAGACCGTGGGGGTCGCCGTCGGATCGACGGACACTTTGATCGTCTTGGAGTCCGGGGCCGCCGATGTAAGCGTGTACTCTCCGACCACGGACACATTCACCGCCGCTCCCACAGCCCCCCCGGGGGACGCCCAGGTCATGGTCAAAACTCCGCCGGCGTAGGTGAAGGATAGGGTTCCGAAGCCCACCGGCGTCGTCTGGTCAATGGCGACGATCAAAACCCCCGTGATGTTTAAAGGCTGGCTAGCGGTGAGAAACCGGCCCGGAAGCACTGCATTCTGGATGTCCGTCGTGGTTATCGGCTGGCCTACTCCCTTGGCCGTGACGATGGCCACAAGGAGCCTCTCCTCGTGCTGGGTGGTGGTCAGGGACGCCCATTGGGAGGCTGTGAGCACCTCAACAGAGTATCCCTCCCTGACTATCGTGTTGTGCTGGATCGGGTGGAACCGCTCGGGGAGCGGGGTGTCCTCCGACTCGGTGTACTTGAGGACGATGTAGTTTTTCGCCCCTAGGGTATAGTCGGTGAGGGACACTGGCCTGATGGCCGACGGGACATTGATCCGCTCGCCGTTAGGTACGAACCCCGTTCCCGGGGCGATGGCCACATTGGTCGGGATCGTGTCGGGGGTGACCACCAAGCCCGAAACGATCCCCATGTAGGACTCGGAGAGGAATCGCTCCTTGATCCCCTCTATCGTCACATCGACATGGTTGTTCAATTGTTCCTGGCCAGGAGCGGTGTCGGCGAAGTATCTAGTTCGTTTCATCTTATTCTCCGGCTCGGAAACTCCTTCCGTCAGGGAGGGGTAATTGACTCTGGTCTTGAATCATTTTACTTGACTGTTTGCCTTTTGTATTCAACCATTACCATCGATGAAGCGGGCCTGCAAAGTATCCCTCAAATTCGCCACCGCCCGGAAACGACGGGCCATCAACGCCCTCCTCCAAGCTTACCGGGTAGCGGTCAATTTTTACATCCGCCAACTCTGGGAATCCCCCGGAATACCCCCCTACCAAATCCTCGAGAGCTCTCGTCTCTCCGCAAGGTACAAAAGCAGGGCACTTAAACAAGCCCTCGAGATTGTGGTCGCCACCAAGCGGGCGAACAAAGACAAAAACGCTTCTTGCCCTATGTTTAATGGAAACGCCACCCTCAACAAACCGGAAATCACCACCGAAGCCGGGCATGGTTCCTTTGATCTTATCGTCCGTCTTTCCACCCTCCATAAAGGACACCGGATCACCATCCCCACCCGAAAGACCGCCGTCCTCAATAAATGGTTGGCCCGCCCGGGGGCAAAACTCGTTCAGGGATGCTCCCTGTCCGAAGACGGCATCATCCTCTGGGTCGACATCCCCGACCAAACCCCCAAAACAGAGGGCCGGATCCTCGGCCTCGACCTCGGCGTCAATAAGCTGATCTCCGACTCCGATGGCCACCACTACGGCACCGACTTCAAGTGCATCAGGGACCGGGTCCGCCGACGCCGGCCCGGCTCCAAGGGCAGGCTCCGGGCCCACCGGGAGAGGGAGAACTTCATCAACCGCACCGTCAACCTCCTGCCGTGGCCCGAACTCCGGGCCGTCGGCTTCGAAAACCTTCGGGGAATCAAAACCGGCAAACAACGGAACCGAAATAAAGCGTTTAGAAAGGCACTCGCACCGTGGACCGTGCGGCAGGCAATCAACCGGATCGAACTCAAAGCCCAGGAGAACCGTGTTCGTCCTGTGGCCAATGATCCGGCCAACTCCTCCCGCACATGCCCCGTCTGTGGCACGGTGTCGAGGCTGAATCGCAGGGGAGAGGACTTTCTGTGCGTCGCCTGCGGCCACGCAAACGACGCCGACACCGTCGGAGCACAGAACATCCTCGCCCGCACCCTGCTGACCCTCGGGAGCCTGGAGTCCCCGGGGCCTCAAAAGGTGATGTAAGAGAAATCTATGCATTACCTAACCCCCCCTAACAATATATCACTATTATGCTTCCCGTTCAATTATTTCACGGCCACGGACACCCGGGCGGGGGTTTCCTCCCCCCCCCTGCAAACGATCACCTCGTGCTCCTTGACCTCGGGGCCGTCAAACTGCCCCAGCGTATCGAACGACATCGTACTGCCCCCGAAGGACACCTCGGCCCTGAATCTTTTTAGGAGGGCCCTGTGCTTGGCCACTATCCGAGCGTTTGACGCCCGCCGGATCTCCATCCTGCCGGACCTCGACTCTTGCCGGTGGATGGTGTAGTGATTCCACATTTGTGGAATGCACATGATCCCGCATCTGGCCGCATCAAACCTCCGCCAGAGGTCCCATTCCTCATTCCACTCCAGTCGCTCGTCGAAAAACCCGACCCGCCCGATGGCCTCCCGCCTGATCGCCGGTTCGGCGGTGTCGATGTAGTTTTTCCTTTTCAGGAGCGAGGAGTCGAATGCCTCCGGCGGAAATCCCCACGGGGGGTTGACCGGGCGACCATCGTTGAAGCACTGGCTGAGGCAGTAGACGAGGTCCACCCCTCCCCTGATCTCGCCGACCATGCTTATCACGCGCCCCGGGCAGAACAGGTTGTCCTCGTCCAGAAAGTTCACGATCCCCCCGGTGCTGGCGAACAGGCCATCGTTGCGCGGACGGGTCGGGGCGCCGAAGTTATTCTTCTGGCGGATCCCGACGATGCCCCTCTCTGCGGACATCCTGCGGATCCACTCCCAGCTACCGTCGGTTGAATGGTCATCGGTTACTATGACCTCGATGTCTGGATACTCCTGGTCCAGCACCGACCCCACCGCCCGCTTGAGAAAATCCAGCCGGTTGTGGGAGGTGACCACCACGCTCACCCGGGTCATTGCTTCCTCCGCGGGTTTCTGTAGACCTTCCGCTCCGGGTACTTCTGCTCGAGCAGGGTCTGCACCTGCGTCCAGTAGTCCCTCATGTTGACCCGCAAGATGGCGAAGGTCTTGGCCATCTCATGGAAGACGAAGGTGTCCAGGGCCGCCCCTATCTTCACGCCAGCATCCTCGGCCCGCATGCAGTAGTCCCGGTCCTCGGCGTACCCATAGAGAAACCTCTCGTCCAACATCCCCACCTTTCCGAAAACCCCCCTCTTTATGGCCACGCAGAAGAACGGGACGAAGTTCATCCGCATCCCCTTCCCGGCGTATTTGCTCTGGATAAGCCGGTAGTATTTCCTGTACTCTTGCGCCTCTATCTGCGGGAAGTCGGGGATTGACCTCTTGAGCACCACTGGTCTCGTGCTGGCCGAGTTGTTGGATACCGGGCAGACCATGTCGAATCGCCCAAGGTGGGCCAGCAGCCGGGACAGGGACCCCTCGTAAAGCTCGGTGTCGTTGTTCAGCAGGACGACGACCCCGCCGCCGGACGCCTTGATCCCCTGGTTGTTGGCCCGGACGAATCCAAGGTTCTGGCGGTTTCTTATCACCACCGTCTGCCCCATTTTTCCCAGGCCCCCGATGAAATCGTACACATCCCTGAAATGCCTCTCGTCCGACCCGTTGTCCACCCACACCAGCTCCATGCCCGGGCTTATCTCCCGAAACAGCGACTCGTAGCATCTCTTGGTTATTCCCGAATTCTGCCAGGTGGCCACGATTATGGAGACATCCATCTGCCCTCCAGTAACCTTCTCGAGTCCCTTATCCAGTAGCTAAACGGCCTCGTCGGATGCGTGCTTGATTTGTATTCCGGGTTTTTCAGGCCCGTCCTCGGATCGTCCATGTTCATGATCTTGATGAAAGGGTAAACATATCCGTTTATGTACCCCTTTCGGTGCAGGGCGTTCTGGTAGTTTGTCCAGTTGGTGTTGATCAGCCCGTTTTCCTTGATGACCTCCCGGGGAATCAGGTAGCAACACCCACCGATGTACGGCTGGCGGACAACCCTCACGCCCCCCCCGATATGGACGATATTGTGGTTGTAGTCGGAAGCCATGATGTCGTCCGAATGAAAATGGCATCCGCCCACGGCCCCGAGCCTCTTACTCGCCCCATCGAAAACTCCGGCGATCCCCTCCAGCCATCCATCGGGCACCATGATATCATCGTCGAATTTCCCCAGGAGGTCCGCCCCGCAATTCTCCCACAGCCAGTTGGTGGGGATCCTCTGTCTCATATTGCTTCCGTTCCTGATCACCGCCTTGATCCGCTTGTCCCTAAGGCTCCGGCTCACATAGTCCAATGTCCCGTCGGTGGAAGAGTTGTCCACGATAAAAAGCGAGAAATCCATGCCCGTCCTCTTGAGCAATGCTGGGAGCGACTGCCTGACATAATCCAGCCTGTTCCATGTTATGTATATGATTCCGATGGACTTCAAAGGGCGCCCCTCATCATCGCCGAGACAAAAACATAGGTTTCGGCCTCCGACAGGTTGTCGACATCGATCCTTATCCTGAGCCATTCTCCCTCGACGGGGATGACCATTGGCCACACATATTTCAGCTCCTGCCAAGGACCGAAATCCCCCGGGGCGGGGGACGACCCCCAAGAGTAGGATATCCTCCTGTTTATCGTGTAGGAGTCGATCCTCTCGAACAGCGAAAACCAGAGCGAGGTCGTGTACCCGTAGGGAATTTTATCCGTCACGGACACGGGATAGGTCTCGAGCGAGGCCGGCAAGGATGGATCGGTCACATGGACCTCCCGCCCATTCAGGTGCATGTTGTCGAGCGTCATCAGGTCGAAGTCGTTGAACCCGTCCCTGATCAGTATGTAGCCGGACGGCTCGTCCTCCTGATGCCTGATGATCCCGAACGGGGACAAAGAGGCGTCCTCCGTGAATATCTTCTCGAACTCGGCGTCCTCCTCCGCACTCACCCGATGCCATCCGAACACCTCGAATATCGCCCCGTACATTATCTCCGCCGTGCCCGGGATGTAGTTTTCAGGCGGCGTCTGGTCGATGTAGGACCTGTTTAAAATCCACACCCACGGGTCCTCCATGAATCGATAAGCAAACAGCGGGTTTCCCGAGTAGGCCCCGGCGATCCGGTTGAGCCCCTGGATGGTGGACGGCTCGAGGTAGGCAAACCACAGGGCGAGTAGCCTTTTCCTAAATTCATCGAATGTCAGGTTCCGGGCGTAGATCGGGAAAAGCGAGGAGAACCTCTGGAGGTTCTCGGCCATCGTCAAATAATAGTTTTTCTGCGTCTCGAGGGTGGCCATCTCCGCCTGTGCCAGCACGATGTACTGGATGGCCCGGAACAGGGACTCCGCATTGCCCCCCGGCTCGAGGTTCCAGTACACATAATCGGCTATCTCGTTTATATAGTCCGGCTGGCCTATCTGCGTGCCGACGAAGTATATTCTGTCCCCTGGGCCGGTGATCTGCAGGAGCCTCTGGATGGTCTTTATCGGCTGGCTCTGCGTCCCCGGCCAGGAGTCCCGGCCATTGAACTGGTCAAGGTAAATATCTGCCATATCACAAAAATGTTATGGAACCTAACCGGGCGTATCCCTTGCCGTCTAGGTTTATCGTATCGCCCACCGCATACCTGACCTCGCCCAGCGAGGAGGTCGCCTTGATCTCGGATATCGTCACCTGGTCCACGGACGATATCGGGTAATCCCCGTATCCCGTCTGGATGGCGATCTCGAGGTCGCTTCTCTGGATCGGATCCCCGAGCCGGTACTGGCCGAGGAACTCGTTCAGGGCGTTCTCTATATTTTGCTTCTCCGTGATGGTGTCGACATTGGAGAAGAATGTGACCGTCGCCTTGATGTCCACCGTCCACTTGATGGCCTTCTTGATATACGGGTCGGCAAAAATGATCAGGTTCTCCGGGTTGCGGATAAGGTCCCAGGCGTCGTGCAAGGATGACGGGTAAGCGTAGACCACGGTCATGGTCTCCCCGCTCGTCATTTTGGCCAGCCCTGTGGCCGTGAGTCGCACGAACTCGTAAGCCAGCGGGGAGAAACGCTTGGTCGATGTGATGTCTGAATGTAGCTCGTAATCCGTGAGAGGATCCAGGATCCCGGCCGAGGACCCCTGGACCGTGGATATATCGATCACGGGGGTGTAGGCCAGCTGATAATCCCTCTGCGATGGAAAAAACTCGAATTCCTCGCTCACCTCCCGGGACGACTCGTCTATCACGAACACATCGGTCCCGTCCACCCTCTCAGAATCCGTCGAGCTGGGGAGAATCGCCTTTACATCGGGGAAATTTATATTGCTCAGAATAAAAGCCTCGATGCCGTTTTTGACTCCGATTTCCCTGCCGAGCATCTTGGACCGGATGCGACTCCGCAGGCGGGCGTCCGACTCGGCATCCTCCCCGCCGGTGGTCGCCTCACGGTTGGTCACGGCATCTACCCCCGTTATGGGCGTCAGCATAATCGTGATCCGCTCAACCCCCACATTACCGGAGGATCCGTAGCTTTCTGCGATCACATCCACCTCGATCTCCCACCATCCCGTCTCGGGGTTGTAGTAGGATGCCCGCTGCGAATATAGCATGACAACTGTCCTCGAGGTGAGGAACACCACCCCGGGGGCAAGCGTCGTCCCCGCCGTCGACACCCTCGTGTTGGCCGGGATCACGATGTTGTCCGTGGGCTCTACCCTGCTTATGAATATGACATTGCCCGTGGCCTTCGATCCGGGCATGCGGTAGATGCCGTAATTTGTCCCCTCGTTGTCGAGATCAGCTCCGGAGAGGTTGGCGAGTATCTGCAGGTTGACGGCCTTCAGTAGCTCCTGCCCTATTATCTCCCCGCCCACCGAGTTGGGGACGAGGGCAAACTGCGATGCGACGGACCCGTCGCTCACATCGATCACCGGATTCCTAGCCCTGACGAACTGCTTCTGCTCGCTCAATATCTGCTGGCTTGTCTTTATGGTCGGCATTCTATCCCCCCTGGATTCCCAATGTGACGGTCCCGCCGTCGTATGACTTGGCCTTTATTTTCAGCGACACCTTCCGCGGGTCGGTGACCGGCAGGTACTGGATTTCCTCGATGCTCTCGAGCAGAGACCCGCCGTAGAATATCCTGTTCGAAAAGAAATAAAACTTTATTTTCCGGTCAGCGGGCACAGCGCAGAAGTCGGGGAATATGGTCCACAGCTGGTTGGCCGTCAATTGGCTCGCCCGAATTTGGAATGTGTAGTCCACATTCTCGGCGCTCACCGCCCCGGCCAGCACCCTCCCCACCCCCATTTGCTGATAAACCCCGTTCGGGGCGACATGCTCATAATACTCTTCCACCGGCACATCGCTTATCTTCCGGTACACGCCATTCTCATATATGAACAGGTTGTACCCCGCCAACCCGTCGATGTTCTCGTTCTCGAGTGCGATCTGCGAGTCCTTGAAGTTTGACATCTGCCTTTCGGCCAGGGATATTATGGTGGCCTTGTCCTTCCGGTTTAAAAACGCCGACCGAATGTTCTTGTTCACAAAAAGCAGGTATATCTGGGCGATCAGCTTCCTGTAATCCTGGTAGGTCTGGGCCCTCCCTATCTGGTCCAGATCGAGGTCGTACTTATTTATCGTCTTGTCGTATGCGACCCTGAGGTCTTCGCATATGTTCATTCCGCCCTCGGCTACAGGTTGTAAATCGCCCCGTTCAGACAGTCCTCGACGCCCTCCAGCATCTCGAGGATTTTGTCGAGCTCGCTATCCGTAAATCGCCTCTTGATAAAGCTCTTGAGCCGGTAATAGTCGTAGCTCCTCCTTTCGATCTCCTCCACCTTGTCCCTCACCAGTGCCTCCACCTGACCGTAGAGGTAATTTGCCCCGGGTCAGTTTCGATATCGTTTGACATATGTCTGCAGCAGATCAAGCGTTTCAAAGAAGGGGGCGTACTGGGCCTTAAGCACATTGATTTGGTACTGCAAGGCAGCAAGGGCGACGAGGTACTGCGAATAGAGGTAGGTGTCGAGAATTTTCTGCGCCGTGGACGCCGTTTTTATTATGTCGATGCTCGCCGAAATCGCCTGCTGAACCTGCTTCGGGATCACCTTAAGGAACTCCTCCATGCATTGCCTGTTGGGCAGGGCGGCCAGGTATTGCTCGCAGTTTATCGGCATGTTCGGCTCCCTTCGAAGGGATATCCCCTCATGTTATCGCCAGCGGGACCAGGGACGGGTTGAAAACCGGAACCACGGGCGACGGCCCCCCAGTGCATCCCACGAGGAAGGTGGTCGGCGGGACGATGGCCTGCCCGTTGGCCGTTATGTGGTTCACCACCGCCGTGGCTATCACATCGGCGAGGTCCTCGAGCGACGTCTCGGTCATGGCCCCGTCCGGGGTTGCCACGGTCACCTTCCATCCCTTGGCCTGCATCGCCGCAAATATGTCTGCCTTCAATGCCGGTGCACTTAACGCCATGCGATCCCTCCTATCACTCCCCAAACACCTTCTTGGAAAGCACCAGGGTGGGGTTGGGCGGAACCATCACGGGGCTCGTCGGTGTTCCGGGTGCCGTAGAGGTGTGGGTGTGCGTCATAAAATAAGTGATCCACTCCAGGCTGAGCAGGTAGGGTTGGATAGCCATCTCCGACCCCAATGCCACCCTTGCTGATTTTAGCACGGCCTGCGTCTTGGACACCAGAAACATGTTCCCCGTGTCGTCCACCGTGATCGACGCCACCTCGATGCCGAGGGCGTTGAAAATCCTGAATGCCAGCCGGAGAAGCGCCCCGAGAGGGCCCGGCTCGGGAATGCCCAGGTCGTCCACCACGTCCCCCGCCCGGAGATCGGCCTTTTTGAGCATGGTCACCTTGTCGTAGAGCCGGACCAGAAACTCCTTGAGAATGCCCGTCGGCCCGGGGATCGGGACCTCCGGCTGCCCTATGCCGGCGGGCCTCTTGACATTGCCCATGCGCAGGTCGCCGCCGGCCGTGTCCAGAATCTCCGTGTCGTTTGTGTGCCGGCTCTCCCCCTCGTTTATCAGCATCCCGTTCCCGAGGGTGTCGGCTATCTTGTACTCGCCCTCGGACTGCGAGACCATGAACATGTTCTCGGGGTTACCGTCCGTCCCCTGGCCCCGGCTAAAGCTGTATTTTTGCCCTGGCCTAACTTTTGGAATTTGATAGTTGGGGGAGGCAACTTTTGTCGGATAGTCCATCTCCAGGTATCCGATGCATATGGCGTTCTTCTTGCTGTCGTAGATGAAAAGCCCGAAGTCGTTCTCCCGCGGAAGCTCGTACTCTCCGGGGCTCCTTTTCAGAATGACGGCGTTCTGGATAACCCCCGCCCTCGTTATCGGCATCGCCACCGTGATGATGTAGTTGTCCGGATCCACCTTCATGATCCGGGCGATCTCCGGTTGCGGAAACTCGGGCATCACATCGCCGGCCCGCGGCTTCTCCTCTGGAAATTGATCCCTTCCGTATTTGGGCATTCGCCTTCCCCGATCCTACTTCTTGCCTTGCTCGCCCGCCATCACAAACTCCCACCCGGCCATAGTCTCCAGTTTTTTCACATACTCCTGTATGTCCATCGGAATGAATTGATCGGTCTGGATCAACCACGATATGAAATCGTACTCCTGTGCCTTGATCGATCTTCCGAATGTCAGTCCGAGATTGGTCGTCGGAATCGACCCGACCCTGATGTTGTGGCTCACGCTGTTTATGTAAAATATCTCCCCCCGGTCAAGGAGCAGGACTGGCCTCGCTATCTGAAGCTCCGGGCGCAGGGGGATGGTCACCCCGCAGTTGTACAGGTCGGCGTTTTTGAGTTGGATGTGGGCGAAGGAGGCTATCTTGAGCAGGTCCCTGTCGTTTATCAGCTCCTCCGTATGGGTCTGGTATCTCATCCCGTATCTTTCCCTCATTGAGATCGGGGCTCCCAGTCCCAGCTGAAGGTCGAAATTCACATCCTGCTGCCCGAACAGCTTGTAGACCCCGCTGAATCCCAAATGGGTGCATATCCCGTCGTCGTTGAAGCTTCGGGAAGTGGTTATGATCTCGTCCTGGTCGATCACATATACTCCGGCTTTTGATATAACATCCTGGTGTTTAATGTGATTCTCGATTATGGGGGCGGTGATAAAATCGGCTCCCAGTCGCATGGGGTGGAACCAGAAATTCCCCATCGGATCGGCGTAAAACTCCCCGTACATCTTCGTCTTGACCGCCCTGCAAACATCCAGCTTGAGCTCTAATCCAGAATCCCACATGGGCAGGTTCGGGCTTTTGATCTGGCGGTAGGGGGATGATTTCACCCCCCACGGGACGAACAACCTATTTCCCCGCATCTTCTCGAGAGGGAACGCATTCCAGTCGTTTTTTAGAATGGTGGATCTCCATAGCTCGTCGTATATGTTGGCACTGTTCTTGAATAGCATATAATCGAGAATCCCGATCCCGGCCACCCCGTCCTGAGCATTGGCATCGTTAAAGTATATCTGCACCCGATCAGCCTGAATGGATTCGCGGTCCGACACGGCCACCGGGTTGCTTCCGCATATCATTTTCGCCACGATTTGATCCGCTTCCTCTTCCCGAAATGCTTCGCCCCAGAAGTTTGGGTTTCTTGATGCCATCTCCTTCGGTGTTTTGACATCCACTATCGCCGGCGAGATGTTGGCGTGTGCCAGCCGGAGAAGCTTGCTGACATCCTCGCACTCTACACTTACGCTCTCGATCCCCTTGTCATTCTTGAGCTCGACCTCATTGATCAGCCCATGAAATATGGGGAAATAACGCTTCGAGAACACCCTTCCCCCGGCGTAGATATAGACATAGGTATGGGGGGTCAAGAGCTGGAGGAATATATCTGGATTGCTCCCGAGCATCTTGAATAATATCGGATCGTTGTATGTCTTCGGAATGGTTGCGGAACCCCGGAACATATGGGGAGATAGATCAATGGACGCCGTCGATGGACCGCTCCTCTGGCTCGTCACTGTTACCCCTGAAACGAACCCATTGAGGACCATATTCATCAAATGCTGCATTTGATCCACCGTCAGGCTATCGGCCTCTCCAGCCGCCATCATTAATTTGTAACATTTGTTCGTGGCAAACACCTGCAGGTATTTTTTGAAGCCCTTGATCCATTCGGAAAACAGCTCTTTAGAGCTGTCCTTGTCCACCACGCCGCTTCCGGATTTGCGGGTCACCCCCCGGAGGAAGTCGAAGTATACAAAGAAGTCGGTCGACACCATGTTGTCTGGAATCGTGTAGGAGGACTTCATCGCCCAGTTAGGCCCAATCTCCAACGGAGAAAGCACATCGATCAGGTTCTTGTCCTGCCTCACAATTTCTCCTTGATGACATACTGCTCCCGGTGCGTCTCCACGACTCCCTTGTCCGTGCGCTCGATACTCACCGCCCATACGCCGGACGACTTCCATATTCGGGGCTCTATGATTTCAAAGGTTATCGAATAGTTCCAGTTCCACGGGCTGTCGACGGACTGCGTGAAGCCAAAGTTGGTTATTATCCCCCGGTGGTATTCCTGGCCGATGATCAAAACCATAATCTGCTGGTTGGCATCCAGCATCGAATAAAGGGACTCCAAATCCTTGAATTTATTGTATTTGGGGCTTAGTGCCAGTATCTGCGAATAGGGTAGATATTCTATCAGCTCGCCCACGGGCATCTTCTCTAGTGTCGACGACAATCCTCCCGACACCATGGACGATCCCTCGGTTTGCCCCGTTGGTATACGGGCCGTCACCGCACCTATTTGTAGCATGACCGCCCTAACCAGTTGGTCCTTCTGGTTTTTGTCCGTATCGTCCAGCAGAAGGTTTCCAGTCTGTCCAGATATCTCGAGCTTAGGCACATCCAGTCCCCAGTCGGCGTATATGAAACGGCCCGGCTTTTGCGTGGTGGTCTTCTCGACGATCCTCGGCTTCTCCCACCGGATCTCCTTGGGATTAACCAGTAGCACCACAGGCGATCCCTTCACCTGTGTGGCCAACTCCATATTACCCTTGGCCTCCACCACAGCGTCGGCAGTATAAATGCGGAACTCGAGGCTTTCGACAAGGCTCATGGTTTTCTGCTACCTCCCTTTGCCACCCTGCTCTGTTTGCCCCTTGTGTCCTTCTGCTCGATTATATGCTCTTGCTTGCGTGGGTCGTAGTAGCTGGTCAGATCCAAATTTATCCTCATTCTGGTTTGAAGCTCCAGCGGGGTCTCGTGTTTCACTAAGGCCACCGCCTGAATTATGTTCGCTAATTCCCGCTTGCCCTTTTCTGGCAATCGTTGTATTCCCTCACCACCAAAGCCTTCGCCGGGTTTGGGAGCGGCTAGCATTCTTAATTCCCTTGCCTTTGCCTCTAATGTTTTCTCGAGTGCAGCTATCATCTCCTTGGCGGTAGCCTCGCTCTTCGCTGGTTCCCCTATCTTTCCTTTGCCCCCTGCGGCGACGGCGGCAGCCAACGATGCAACCTGCACCTCAGCCACGGGCACGCCGGACGCCTTTACAATATCCTCCCTTTTGGCAGTCACCTTCTTCATCTCATCCCCAACTTTTTCATACAACTCTTCCCCCAACCTGTAGCGCATTATGGGTTCTCCGGTTTCCTGGTATTGCTCTTGCAATTTGCCTATTTCCTCTTGTAGCCCCCCTAGGCCCGGGAATTTGGATATTATCGAAGCAACCAACCCGACAAGCCTCGCCAGCATCTCCTTTATCCCCATGGAGTAAAACGAGGTTTTTTTCGCCTCATCAAGCTGATCTTGCGCTATCTTTTGCTGGTTGGGAACCTTGGCCTCCGCATCCTTGTAAACGGCCAGCAACTCATCCTGAATGTTTTTCCCGCTCTCCATGAGCGGTATGAGCGGGACTAGCTTCGAGGCCATCTCCGGGGCGACCTTCGCCAAATCGGGAAACATTCTGGTCATCAGCTCCGTCATGCGAAACTCCACCTGCATTGGACCTGCCGTCTTTGGCATCATTCCCATGGTCGTCTTTAATATTGATCCGAGAGCCTCGGCCTTGGCCCTCATGGCATCAATAGGTTTTCCAGTCGCCTCATCAATGGCCAGCCCCTGGAACGCCTTCCGCAGGTATTGGACCTGCTCCGCCGCCCCCTTTATACCCTCGGGAAACTTGTAGTTCTGTGCTATGAACACTAACTGCTGTGCACTCATCTCCTCCATGTTTCCTACCATGCCCATTATCGTCGTCCGGGCATCCTTGGACATGCCAGCGAACACATTCATGTGGCCCCCGACGGTCTCCGCCGTAGCAGCTATGGTTTTGAAAAGTGCCATCGTGGTTAGGGCATCCATCTTCCCACCACGAAGATCCTTTGTGAAAATCCCCATCTGGGTTACGACCTCTTCCACCGACCAAGCATCGAGCTCCCTGCCAGTAGCTATCGCAATATCCAGCAACCCGCTTGCCTCGCTGGCGGTCGTCCGGGTGTTGTACTGAATATGGCGAATCATCTCTACCTGTTTTCCCGTCTCCACTCCCCATAAAAATTGGCGAGCATATATCTTTTCCATCTCGCCATCTATCTCTGTCAAGTTCATGCCAGCCTCGGATAGCGACTGTGTCAGCCCGAGAACCTCATCCCTCCCCATGCCGAAGTCCAGCTGCATCTTCCCCGTCCAATTGACCATTTGCTCAGCATCAACCGCCCCCTGCCTCATGTGGGCGCTCACCTGCATACCTCCCGCCGCCATCATCTGCATGTGCCTCGCCACACCCGCCACCGCCGCAGCCACTAGCCCCCATACTCCCATCTTGGCCATCGTGCCGTACCATTCCCCCGTCTTCTTGTTGATAGCCCCCGTCAGACCATTCACCGTCTCAAGCCTCATCCCCTGAAACTCCGTGATCCGCATTGTTTGGGCCTGCAGTTGGGCGGACCTAAACGCCCATTGTTGTTCTATACTCAAACCCTTAATTCTTTCCTTTATTATCTTTGCATCCTTTTCGTCAATCACCGTTTTTTGCTTGACTAGCCCGAGATCCTTCAGCAGAAGATCCGTTTCCCTCTTATGCTCCACCCCGAGCTTTTTGCTGATCTCCCGTTTCTTGCTCTGCACCTCGTATATATCTTTGGCCCCCATCAACTCTTGCTTCTGCCTGTTTAGATACTCCTCCTGCTCCCGATTGATCCCCTTCTCGCCTTCGATCAATCCATCGATCATGTCCAATGTGCTCAATATCGCCTGTGCACGCTCTCGCTCGGCCTGGGCCGCCTCCACGGCTCCCTCCTTACCCTCCGCCGTGGATTCCTTCACCCGCTCCAGATACTCCCCTATCTGCCCGCCCAACTCGGCATTATCCCGGGCGATCATCCCCATTATCCCGTGTATGGCACGGACATTGTCCCTCCGCTCCCTTTCTTTTTTAGTGAGATCCTCGAGGCCCTTGAGTTGCCCGCCCACCTGCTTGGACATCACATCGATGATCTTTCTTTGGTCCTCGAGGAACTTCTTGCGCGTACCCTCAAGCGCGATGATCGCCGCTTGCGTCTGAGCAAGCCCCGCCTTGTCGGGCTTGAAAACGACAAGCTCCTCTGCTCTTACCTCTGGCATCGACTATGCCTCCGGTGCCGGACCGAAAGAGGGATGGTATTCCTCTGTGGGTCGCTTTTCCTTCCCGGCATCATCATCAATCAACGGATGCTTCAAGTTTCCCTCCTCGTCCAGATACCAGCCTCCAAGATCCTTAAAGTCCTCGGACTCGAGGATGTTTTTCCGAACCTCCTTCGATTCCTCCATCTTTTTCCACATTAAGGGATTGATCCACGGCTTGATCTCCTCCAGAAGCATACGGGCCCTCTGTGCATCCTCCTCCCTGCTCTCGACGATGGCGTGAATCATCGCCAACTTCTGGATATCGTTCAGGTCTTGGAATCGATGGTCGGTTGGGAGGACCCGGAAGTACTTGCAGATTTCGATGTCTGCTCGCCAGGCGGGACTGGCTTCAATTTTTTTTTAAGCTCGTCGATCCCCTCGTAGAGCTTGGCGTAAAACGCCATGTACTCCGTGTACATAAGCTCCACAACGGGCCTTTCCACTTTCGTGGAAAGTATGTGATACGCCTGGTCCACCCTGTTCGGCTGGCGCCCCAGCGTCTTGGCCATATCATCGCACGCCGTTTGATCTAGGATGAGGGCCATGCCATCGTTCAGCACATAAATCGCCCGGGCGAGTGTTTGAAGCATGATTTCCAGGAATCGGGAATCCCCGTTTGAGTGCCTCTGCATAGCCTCGCCCACCTCGATTTGCTCGCGGGGGCTCAGGACCCGGAAGATGATCCGGACCCCGGGCAGGACCTCAATCTTTTCCGAAAAGGCCCTGCCCACCGAAAACATTTGAGCGATTGGATCCATCATGTCCGCCATCTCGTTCTCCTTTCGTTCTCTACCCGAACAGGCCCGTTATTGCCCCGAGGGGGGACTTCCCGCCGGACACCCACCCAACCTCGAGGTCCGCCCGCTCGGCCACATGGGCCGTGGCGGTGGCTATCGTCCTGCCGTAGGATGCGATCATGCAGTCGTGGTATACCCTCTGAATGACCGTGCCGTCGGGCCAGTGTTCCCGCTCGACGACATCGAACTTGTGCTTGAACTGCTCGAGGCTGTAAACCTCATACCCGAGGGCCCTGAAAAGCGGGGTCCGGTAGAGCTGGATAAGCTCCACCCTCAGGCTTATGTCCGTCTTGCCGGGGACCATCTCCCGAACCCGGGTCCCCGTGTTCTCAAACAGCTCCCTTATCCGCTCGAGGTCCTGCTTGAATTCGGAGCCGACATTCTGCAGACTGCCCACAATCCGCCCGTTGACCCTGATGTCGTAGGCATACCATACGGCGTGTCTAGTCCACGGCAGATTGGGCATCTCATCGAACCGCTACGAGTCGGCACCATCCATCCAGGCACACTCGATGTCGCACCGCTCGGCGATGTGGATCGTCCCGACGGTTATCGCCCGCTCGTAGCTGGCGATCACGCACCCGTGGTACCGCCTCAGGCGCTTGGACCCATCGGGGCGCTTCTCGGTCTCCAGGATGTCGAAGGGGCCCTTGTAGTCCTCGAGGGACTCCCCGTCGGGGAGCCCCAGTGCCTTGAAAAGGGGCTTGAGAAACAGCTGGACCCGCTCGGCCCGCAGCCGGATGTCCGTGCCGCCCGCCAGGATCTCAAGCACCCGGGTGCCCTGGGCGAAGTCGATCTCGCGGACCCGCTCGGCGTCCTGGCTCGAGGTCGCCCCGAAATTCTGGAGGCTCCCGACCACCTGCCCGTTGACCGTGATCTGGTAGGCGTAAAATACGGCGTGGCTTATCTTTCCCGCCAATGCATCAATCTGGTCTGGCATCTGCCTTTCCTCCTTCTTTTAGCCCTGCTGACCTAAACGCTGGCCGAGAACACCCACTCGACATCCAGCCACTGCAGGGAGAAGGTGGGCTGGATTCTGCCAAACATCCGGAATTTCCTCGGCTCCACCGGGTCGGGGATGGCCGAGATGTCCCGGTAGGCGGTGACGATCTTGTCGGTGATCAGGCGCTCGAGCATCCCGATCGAGGAGTTGACCAGCTGGTCGGCGAAGCCCGGGACGATCCGCGCGTTCCGGTAGATGCCCCACATGCCGTCCCGCCAGTATTTCTTCACATAGTCCTCAATGTCCTGGATACCGAGGTCCTCGTTGATGGCCGTGCTGACATCGGTGGTGATGCCCATCACCAGCCTCGGGATCCCGCTTCCCGATTTGATCGGCGACACGCCCACTCCCACCAGGTTGTCGATCTGCGGGCCGGTGAAATCGGCGATGCACTGGAAGTCGGACAGGGGCTCGTCGGAGTAGGTCTGGCCCACGTCCCCCGAGCACCACTTGGCGATGTCCGCCACCCCGGCGTAGACCTGGTTAAAGGTTCCCGAGAATCCGATGAGGGTGACTTCCCCGTTGTAGCAGGCGGGAATGTGCGCCCTCTTATGCCGGAAAAGCGACGGCATGTTCCGGAAGGTGGCGTAGTCCGTGTTCTTGGCCACCGGAACCACCAGCGTCCGCTCCTGTTTCCTCTGCGGGGTCGAGAAGATCACGCAGTGGTTAAAGAGGGCGGCGGTGACATCCGAGTCCACATCCAGCGGGACGACGAACAGCTTCACATCCTGGATGGTGGCCAGCTTCTCGATGGCATCGAGATACTGGTTATCGAGGCTCCCCTTGGACGGGTCGAGCTGGATGATGTAGACGCCCTTCGATCCGTTGTCCAGGGCGATGATGGCGGCGACCACCGCAGGGTTGATCCCCCCCGCCACCTTGGTCTTGTTTCCGTGCTCGCTGATGATTGTGTTCCCGTCGAAGTACAGCTTCGGCAGAAACGCCGAGGCGGGCAGGTCGGTGGTGTAGCTCACATAGTATGTCACCCCGGTGACCGGCCTCGAGCCACCCGGGAGCCACTCCACGGAATCGCCGGTGAGGACGAAGTCCACGCCCTCCTCGTATTTGTCCTGCCCGGGAATGTCCCCGATCTGCAGGATCCGATTGACGCCCGAGTGGGCGAGCGGGTCGATGTCCCCGTAGGCCGCCCTCTCGACATTCTCGTCGTAGTACGGAAGCTCAGTCTCGCCAGCCCCGATGATGCATGGGTACCGCTCGAACAGCGGCGGGGCCACGGCCGCAACATCCGGGACGACGGTTACGATTACGCCAGGTGCTCTCTCCGCCATGGTTAATTACCTCCCTCCGTCTGTTTGAAGTGCTCGGCGATCTCCGGCTCCTCTTTGACGCCCCACTTCTTCATCCATTCGAGGTAGTTCTTGTTCGCCCCGATCCCCTTTTCCATGTTCAGCGGCTCGGGAAAAGCCTTCTGCAGATCCTGACGCCGGTGCCAGACCGCCATTCCCGCATCGGGTATCAGCCTCTCCATCGCTTCATACTTTCTCTTCGACACCTCGGGGTGCACTTTCTCCAGGTGCTTCTTAAGACCCGTCTTCCCGGAGATTTGCTCTCCACATATTTTGCAGTAATTCACTTTTCTACTACCTCCTTTCGACCAAACAACTACCTACCTCTACCGATAATTAAATAGCCATTAAACACTTGATTTTCCTTAGGTAATATGCGAATTTTGGATTGGTGCAAGGATCATGAAAAAGTCCTTCCGATATTCTATTAAGGGCAATTCTCAAACTATTCGGCGAGCCGAACAGTGGCTTGAGCTTTGCCGTCGATTGTATAACACTGCTCTCGAGCAACGGATCTCCGCCTACAGGCAAAACCGAATATCCATCAATAAATATGCCCAGATGAAAGAACTTCCTGCTCTGAAGGCAGAATTCCCCGAGTTCAGTAAGGTCGGTTCGCAAGTTCTCCAAGATGTCCTTGAACGATTGGATTCGTCCTACAAAGGTTTCTTTCGAAGAATAAAGCAATGGAAACTGGGAGACAATAGGCCAGGATTGCCTCGGTTTAGGGGCCGGGATCGCTACGATTCCTTTACCCTCGAACAGGCAGGATGGAAGCTCAACGGCAAACATCTGATTATCAAGAAGGTAGGCCGATTCACAATCCGCCTCTCCCGCCCCATCGAAGGAAAAATAAAGACCGTAACTATCCGCCGAACCTCTGCTGGCCAATGGTTTGTTTCCTTTTCCTGCGATGATGTTCCTACCCGACCCATGCCACCAACGGGCAGGGAGGCCAGCATCGATGTGGGATGCGAATCGTTCTTTACCTCCAGCGACGGAAAGATCGTCGACAACCCCAGATTCTTCAAACAATCCGAGAGCCAGCTTGCTATGCGCCAGCGTCGGAAAGATGGGAGGCAGAAGGGTTCTGGCCGTAGGCACAAGGCCCAAATTCTTGTCGCCCGTACCCACGCCAAGATCGCTAATCAGCGTCGGGACTTCCATTTTAAGACTGCCAACAGTCTGCTCAAAAGCTATGACATTATTTATATCGAACAAATGAAATCTTGGAATAGTTGGAGATCGCTTAACAAATCCATGAGGGATGTGGCGTGGTTCGGGTTCTTCACGATTCTCAGGCAAAAAGCGGAAGAAGCTGTTGCCCGCCAGATCGTCGAAGTCCCGGCCAAGAACACCTCGCAGGTGTGCTCCCGGTGCGGAATCCTCGTGCCCAAAGACCTGAGCATCCGCATCCATCGCTGTCCTCACTGTGGTCTCACCATCCATCGTGATCTCAACGCATCCCTTAACATTTTAAGGGCCGGGCAGGCCCTTCGGTACCCTTGCACCACAAGTCCCGAGAATCCCCCGGCATCTTGATCGGGAGAGTGTCAAAGTATCCCATGTTTCCTCCATGCCCCGGGATGGGGCCCCGGCAACCCCCGGCCAGTTTGGTGGCCGGCCCTCTTTTATAATATTCTATATCAATTCAAACGCTGACACAAACTCCGGATCCGTGAATATATCCAGCACCGTCTCAAGCGGATCGAATATCTCTGCCCAATGAAAATTCAGGGACACTCCTATGTCCGTCCGGTAGAGCCCAAACTCCGATGTTTGATCCTTGAGGTAGGAGTCTCCGTCTAGGCTTGGGGGCTTCGGTATCTCGATCCCCAACCCGAGAAGATATTCCTTGGCGTCCGGGCGGAGGATCATCATCAGGCAGAAGTCCGCCAGGTCGTTGCTCTCCTCCCGGGTTTCCGCAATCGTGGAAACCGGCAGGGTCATTTCCACATAGGACCCGTAGACCGGCTTCCCGTATGTCTCGTCCGTGTCCATATAATCCTTGTTGATGGACATTGGAAAAGGATCGCCCCGGGGGGACCCCACGAGGACCGCCGGATATGTCCGAAGCTCCCACTTCTCCTCCCGCATGACCTCCGGCATCTTGCATAACGGGATCTTGTTTTGCCCGTCCGCAAATTGAATCCGCCCCTTTTCCCAGGCGAAAAAGCACTTCTTGAAATAGTTTATCAGCTCGAGGGACGCCTTTTTTGTCAGCCGGTAGTAAAACACTATGCCAGCTCCTCCACCATGTCTTCTCGTACCGCATCAAACGCCCGTGGGGCCACGGCCTTGATAAGGGAGGACAATTCCTCGCTTGTGGGCTTGATCGTGCCCCTTACGGCCTTTTCGTCCCCTTCCCCGGCCTTTTCCTTGGCCCTCTCAAGCATGTCCTTGGCCATTGCCTTCTGCGTGGTGGCCTCCATGCCCTTCGCCTGCCCCTTTTGCACATACGCCCCGGGGATCGTGTAAATACGGCCCCTTTTGGGGTCTAGGGTCACGCTCATGGCGAAATCCAGAAAGCCCCGGTTGACGGCCTCCTTGACCAGAATCCCGTAGGTGGCGTCCGCCAGGATCGGGATCTGCCGGATGAGGCTATCCCGGAACATCCGCGGGTTGGCCAGCTTCTTGGCCGCCCTGTTGAATGGCCTGATCTCCATCGTATACATTTAGTTCGTCTCCACCGGGATGTTCTGCACCGAGCTCGAGGCGTCGACCTCCGTCACATCAAACTGCTGCTGGACCAGCCGGTACCCCAGCCTGATCTCCGTTTGATTCGTCACCTCGTACCGGCGCCCGTTTGTCCTGCGGACGATATAGTCGTGCTCGCGCACCGCCGGGCACAGGGGGGGAGGGGAGGTCCAATGCTTCATCTCCGATATCCTCACGAATCCGGCGTTTGACAGCTCTACCCTGTCCCGCATGACATCCGGAAAGGCCAGGGGGAATGTGTTCGGCAGAAGCTTTCCCCTCCACATGGACCGGGGGTTTTTGTACTGCTCGAGGCCATATAGGGATTTGCTGTCCGCACCCGGACCCGCCCCGGAACCGCCGGCGGGGCAGTCCACCCGACCCGGCTGCATGGTCCTCGTGTCCACCGTCTTTTGGATTTCCTTGTAGGTGTATGCCACGGCGTCGGCGGGGGCAAACGGCGGGGTGCTCAGCCAGATCACCACCTTGTCCCCTATCGGGGTGCCGGCCGGCGTTATGGCGTTCCTGAAAATCTCGATGGCAAACTCCTTGTCGCCGCCCACGAGGCTGTATTTGTCGAATGCCTGCTGCCAAGCCTCGCCGTTTACCGTCACCGCAATGCTCCGGTCGTCGGGGAACGGCTTGTCGGACGGGTCCTGCCAGATATTGAAATAATAGAGTCCGGTCACCGGGTCGATGTCCACGGAGGGGTTTTTCCCCTCGATCGGCTCCCTGTCCTCGGCCCGGATCCTCCGCAGGAGATAGACCGGCTCGCCGGCTATTTGAAGCAGATGGTGGTTCTGCCGGACGGCCAAACTGACCTTCCATGTCCGGCTTAATACTCGCTGAGGCTCTGTCCAGAATAGACTCACGATCAGCTCCAGTTGCTGAACCTCGTCGGTATCGACGGCGGGGTCACGGCTATCCCGAACCGGCTCCACCAGCCGGACGGCACCACATTCAGGAACCGCCCGAGCCCGATCCCGTACTGGACCTGGATTATCGCCGTGCCCTTGCTCCTATATCTCTGCTTGAAAACCTTGACCGTGGCGTTGAAGCGCTCGACGATGTCCCGGTTGAACGTGTTCAGGGGGGTGAAATGGTCCACCCGGATGGCGTTGCCCCCGAGGGAGTAGTCGAAGTCCGTGTCTATCGAGAAAAGCTTCTGCGCGTCGAGTGCGGAGATCATGGCGGCCAGTATCAGGAGCGACCCGAAATACTGGTGCGGGAAGTTGTTCACCGAGAAGTAGGTCTGGGGGCTGATCAGGTTTATCATCTGCACCCCCAGATCGAGGTATGTGGCTAGCTGGTAGTCCTTGTAGTCCCAGTCCAGCCCGTCGAAATTATAGTCTTTGCCGTCGATGTCGAGGCGCTGGGCTGTCTTCCGCGCCTTGTCTATCTGTCCCCGGAGGACTGGCATCAAGCGGTAATAGACGTTGTCCAGGCATTTGATGAGCTTGTAGTTCCTCAGAATTTCCGAGTCGGCCCCCTGCAGCTCCGACTCGAAGAAGGAGAGGTACTCGATCCCGCCGAAGGCCTTCCTGAGGTCCATCGAAAACCAGAAAAGGTTCGGCTTCGTGGGATCCTTGTCGATCCCGTGGTCGTGGTCCCCCTCCGGCCCGAACTCCCCGCCCCAAACCTCCTTGTCGAAAGAGTCGACGAAGGAGTATGTCACCTTCTTTATCTGGAGGGGGACATCCTTCTCGGGATCGACTATCACCAGCGGAAACTTGGTGGCCGTCCGCCTCCGCATGATGATTATGTTTTGGTCGTTGAATTCCAACGGGCCATCCCCCCTTTATGCGGGGGAGGCGGCCTTTCTCTCATACGATCCGCTGTCGACGATCTTCATCAGGCTTATCTTGGCCTGGTCGAACTTCTGCAATTGCGAGTTGAAGTACTGGATCTTTTGCTCGTCGAACGCCTGCTCGCCTATTTCAAAATCGAACTCCAGCCTTCCACCCCTGCCACTGCCCCCGTCGATCTTTCGCCAACTAACGAGCGGAATGTTCCGCATGTACAGAAAAGCCGCCAATCCCCGATCGGTCACCTTCATAAACACCCCTCCTTATCGTCTCCCTCACTTCTCTCAGGCCCTCGAGAAGGCGGGCCGCCCTCTCGTGGTCGGGGGACGGGAACAGGAAGCTCCGGATGGCGTTCACGAACCTCGGCCCGTTTAATCCGAGCTCCTCGGCAATCTTCCTGCATCCCTGCTCTCCCCCGGCGGTCCGCCAGAATGCGGACCATTTATGCCTGTCTTCCTCGCGGAATTTGATCTCTTCGGCCATTCTCCCGACGCTCCTTTATGTGGTTGTGGCCGGCTGGTCATGCCCCGCCTGCTTGCCCTTCGGGGCCGGAGCCGGCGGCCTCTGCCTCTTATCGAGGGCCGTGGCCGCCCATTTTTTGACCGCGGCCGGGACATCCTTCCCCGTCTGCATGAACGCCAGGTCCTGATCCTGCAGGTTGGGCTCGAGCCTCCGAAGCTCCTCGATGGCCGCATGGGCGTCCATCGTCTTGCCCGTGAGCGAGAGCCTGATCTGCTGGATCCTCGGGTTTACTTCCGCCTCGGTGATGATGGTCGTCTTGACACGGCTGGCCTCCTGGTCCTCCGCGGTCACATCGGGGACGGGCTCGAGCTGCTTGGGGACCTTGGGCGTGCCCTCCATCTCGTCAGGGTCGAGCAACATCAGCGGGGCCGGCTTGCCCCCCCGCGGGCGGATGAGCTTCCGCAGGTCGCTCTCGTCGATCTGCTTGTAGCTCAGCTCCTCCGACAGGCACCTGGTCTCCCCCGGGTCTATGGCAGGAAGCACGCCCTCCATGCCGGTGACCTTGAGGTTGATCCTCATGTCCCTGCTCGGATTCCGGACCCAGATGTCCTTCTTGGCCTCGATCAGTCTGTTCAGATTTAACTCCGCCATCTCATCCTCCTTTCGTCGCTACTCATTCTCCGAAACGAAGCCCAATAGCCTCGTTATTCTTACGAGCCCGGAGGGCTCGATATCCCCTTCGGGGGTCACCGCCACCTCGCCGAGATCGAGGCTTTTCCCGTTCGGGGCCTCGAGCCTAGCCGCCACGATGTCCGCATCGAACAGCTCATGCTCAGAAGTCCCGAACGAGAAACCTGCCTCGGCCAGGGAGGGCAGCAGATCCGGCATCCTCTCCGCGAATAGGGGGTTGAAGAAGATGCCGTTGATCGTGCTGTCTGCCCTGTTCAGGCGGATAACCTTTCCCAGCAGATCGGCAAGCTCCGCCATGTCTCGCCACTCCACGGCCCCCGAGGGGCCGGGGATGATCCGCTACCAGCTCCTGCGGGGCCGAAACCGGCTGACGGGGTATCGCTCCCCTAACCGGCTTCGCAGCGGCCTCCGGGGCTCGGTTTCCCGGGAGAGCCTCTGGCGCTCCCGGAGCCTTTCGGCGAGCCTCCGGCGGGCCTCCATGCGTTCCCGGATGTCGGGGCGCCGGATCCGGGACAAGCCCGTCTCCCCGCCCCCCAGGCCGGTACGCATCTCCCGCCTGGACCGCATCAGGAGCCTTTGAATGCGCTCCCTCCTGGCCTCGCGGTCCGGAACCTCGGACTCGGGGCGCCCGCCCCTGAGCCCCAGCGGTCTGATGCGGAACCCCCGCTCCCGCATCTCCCTTGCCCGGCGGGCGGCGCGCAGCCTTATGCGCATGCGGGCGATCCGCAGCCGCCTGGCCTCTTTTTCCTTCTCTTCCTCTTCCTTCTCCTCGGGTTTTTCCTTCTTTGCGAACCGCCCGTAGGAGATGGCGTGCCGGACCCTGTCCAGCTCTGCCTCGACCTCGGAGTCTCTCATGCTTCCCCGGGAGTACTCGCGGGCCAGGTCATCGACGATCTCGGCCATGCGCCGGTGTCCGCTCCGGTCAAGGTCGGCGGCCAGAAGATCGAGCTGTTTAAGGGCGGCTTCCCGCTCCTCCTCGGTCTCCTCTTTTTCCTTCTCCGCCGGCTCCTTCTCCTTCTTGGACTCCCGGACCTTGGCCCTGTCCTCGGCCACCCTGGCGTTGATTACCCTGAGATCCGCGGTCACTTTCTCGGCACCGATCTCCCCGCGGGAGAATTCGAACCCGAGGCGATCCACCCCTTCCGCCAGATCCGGGTACCCCGACCGGTCAAGGTCGGAGGCGATCAGGTCGATCTCGGCCTGGATCATGGCTCTCTTTTTTTCCAACATGGGATCTGCCTCCTTTCGGTTAGATCTTCACCCCGCGTGCCACCGCCTTGGAGTTGATGATGATCTGACCGACGAGCTCGTAGAAGAACCAGCCCCGGACGGGCTTGCCTTCGTGGAACCCGACGATCGGCTCGTTGAAGAGCTCCACCCTCACCGGCATGCCTCCGAGGTGGTCCCCGCCGCACACGGCGAAAACCTCGCCCGGCTCGAGGACCTTGAACTCGTTGGTCCCGACGCCAGCGGTGGTGATGATCATGGCGTTCAGCACATAACCGATGTAGCCGGCCATGATCAGCTCTCTCTGGGTCACCGGGTCGACATAGCCCAGCTGGGCCAGGGCGACGATGTCGGTGATCTCCCGCCGGTGGATGAGGAACTTCTCGACGATCAGGCGGTGCCTCTCGACCTCGTACCGCAGGTTTTCGAGGGCATTGACCGTCAGGGCGCTGAAGCCCTGCGTGGTGTTGACCACATTGGCCGCAGACCGGAGCAGCTTGACGAGGTTTTCATCCTCCTGCTGCTCGATGCCCTGCCTGGCGCGGTCCATGATCCTGGAGAGGATATCGAACTGCGCCTGGTAGATGTGCCGCAATTCGATGGTCGGCCTGGAGGTCACCTCGAATTCCGGCGGGTAGACATAGGCTCCGCCAGCGCGGGATTCCGGGGTGATGCCGTCCTCGGCGATGACCCAGGCCACGATGTACGGATCTTTGTCGTACCTCACGACTTCGCCCGGGCCCACCGGCCGGGGGAGCAGGACCTTCCTCGAGAAGCCCTCGTAGTCGATGACCTCCCGGATGGGGTTCAGGATTTCCTGGCCGAGGATTTTCATCCCCACGCCAGACTCGTCGAGCATGGCCTCTTTGATCCTGGCCACGACCTCCTCGGGCGGGACAGCCCGCTCGGGGATTGCCGGAACCGGCTGGATCTCTCCGGAGCCGACCTGCGAGAGGATATGCTGAATCATCCGCAGGGCGTCGGCCGGATTCGAGGCGTTGATCACGCCGGCGTCATTGAACATCTTTTCCTTTTCGCTGTACTTCGGGGACCCCGCTCTGGTGAATCCGCCGAAGGCCTGCATGTTGACAGGCTCGCCGGTCCGCCTGTCCAGCACCGGTTTTGTAATGTAGGGAGAACTCATTGTTCACACCTCCGTTTCGTTGGTTGGCCGAAACCGATACTAATCGTTCGGCAGCACTATTCTCGTCTCGAACCCGAGCGCCGGATCGCCGGCCATCGGGGGCTTGATGACCTTGCCGATCACCGGTCCGACCTCGTAGGGGTCGGAGGTGATGATTCCGCCGTCCTTGACCCTCAGGGGGTCCCCGATGGCGTAGGGGACCTGGGTGTCGTAGATGTAGGAGTAGATGATGGCAAAATCCTCTGCCACGGCGATTTTGCCGGAGCCCAGGGTGGAGTCGTTGATGAAATTCTGGCCCTGCCCGTAGATGTACAGGTCCTTGGCCAGGATCTGGAACCGGTAGGTCACGAGGACCTTCTGGCTGGCAGCGATGCCCATGCCCGGAATCCTCGAAATCTGGCCGGCGGACTCGTCAAGGTTGTAGTCCACACCCTTGACATAGGTGATGGTCCTGGCGGTGTTGGTCACCCGCTCCTGACTGGCCACCAGGTTGTTGTGTTTCAGGCTCTTGGTCACCACATTGAAGGTCACCTCTTCCTCGTTCACGGTCATCGTCATCCCCAGCGCCTTGTCGTTCCACAGGATCCCGTGGGGAAGCTCCCCGCTGTTGCAGAGCTCGATGGTGGGCTGCCCGTCGGCACCGAGAACGAGCTTGCCGACCTGGCCGGCCTCGAACTGGATGCCCGGGTCCACCACATAGGAGAACCTGTTGTTCACGGTGCAACGATTTTTATCTAACATGGTCTTTCCTCCTTATTCCTTTCTTCTTCTTTTACGGGCCTACATGCTCCGGAACACCCCGATCCTCGGAATGATGTCCCTGTATTTGGCTCTCCGCTCGTCCACCGGGTCCCCGGAGCCCAGCCCCATCGGGGTGAGCGATCCGAGGCTTGCCCTCCTCTTCATCGTCTCGGCTTCCGCACTTTCCTTGCTCTCGGCCCGGGGCGTGATCGTGCCCGCCTTCTCGATCTCGGCCTCCACCTCCACGAACCCTTCGTCGGTCAGCCTAGAGTACTCATCGGCCTTGGCGAAGGCCGCCTCGAGCGCCGGCCCGATGGACCGGGAGTATGCGGACTCGATCACCGGGACCGGGTCCTCGATACCCGCAGCCTCGAGCGCCTCGTGGAACTCGTGCTTGATGGGGTTGTCCATGATGTTCTTGCCCATCGCCGTAAAGGCCAGCTGGAGACAGCGTTTCAGATGGGAACGGATGGCCGCATAAGCCTCCTGCGTCTCCATGCCCTTCGCCTTCTCCTCGCCTACCTTCTTGGCACCGTACCTCTTGAGGACCGCCGCCAGTCCGTCACTCAAAACCTCCTTGAGGATGCGGCTCTGCAGTCCCCTGCTCCCCTTGACCTCCTTCTGGAGCTTTTTGAGGCCCGCGGACGGGATGACGAACGCCGGCTTCCGCTGGTGGAGAATCACCACATCCTCGCCCTCGACCCGGGCGGAGAGCTCCTCGGGCTTCATGGTCTCGGGGAGCTTTTCCTTCGTCTCCTCGGTGACCTTCTGAAGCTGCTTCTCGGTGGTGATTTCCGGCTGCGGAGGCTTGACGGTCTCCATCTGGTCCTTGACCTCTTCGAGCTTCACCTGCTCGGACAGGGTCTTGGGGGCCTCTTCCGCCGGTTGGGCGGAAATTTGCCTCTTGGAAATCCTGCGATTCCTCAAGGCCCTCAGTACATTTGCGTTTCTGGCCACAGTCGACCTCCTTCTCCGTTTAGTAGTAACCTGGGCTCATGATCCCGAACTCTTGTTCGGTAATCGTGGTGTCTGGCCTGACTCGGTCCTTCATCTTTTCGATCCGCCTGTCCATCAGGTTGGGGTTGGTCTCGACAATCAGGTCCATCATGTTCGTGATCGTCTCCTGCGTCCCGACCGAGGTCTCGAGCAATTCCTCGAGCTTCCTCCTGAGATCCCTCACCTCCTGAAACAGGTTCTCGTCCTGCTCCGGCGAACCCGCCGGGGCCGATCCGGGCACCTCGTCGGCCAAATCATCCATCTTCTCCTCTTGCTCGTTCAGCTTTTCCTCATGCTCATCGATCTTCTCCTCCACTTCCTCTATCTTCTCCTCGGGCTCGCCCTCGGGGGGCTGGGCCCTCCGCAGGAACCTTCCGACCATTCTTTCCAGCTCGATTTTTCCCATAATAAAAAAGGCTCCTGCCTTTTCGGCTGGAGCCTTCCTCCTCGTCCGATGTCTCGGTTTGCGGGCCGGGCTCGGGTTGTCCCCGTCGCCATGATTGGCCCTCCGATTTTCCTCGTCTCGCCCTTGCCTACATACTCGGTTCCGTTTCTCTAACGATTCATCGCCTTTTCATGCTCAATTGCTTCCAAAATACACCAGCAGAAACCCCTTGTCAATACCCGGGTCATTCCTCCGGTACCTCCTCCTCCGCAATCTCCCCAGGCTCGCCGGCCTCGCCCATGGCGTCCACCAGATCCGAAACCCTGACCGTGTTCTCCACCTGCACCGTACTCACCACCCCGCCCTGGCAGTTAAGCACTATCTTCCCGTAGAAGTTCTCAGCGAGGACCTCCTCGATGAATGCGTACACCGCCTGGAGCTTGACCGGATCCAATCAAACCTCCCCGAAAAGCTTCTCGCCCAACTCGACCATCGCCGGGGGCAACTCCCCCATGCGGGCCTCGAGATAGCGGGCAACCTCCCGGGCCTTGTCCCCGGAGAACCCGATCCTCGCTATGAGGGGTACTGACTCGGCCTTCCGCCGGCTCGAGGCCGCCAGCAGGAACCTCTGTCGGGCCTTGGCGTCCGCCGGCTGGGCCACCGATGATAGCTCGGTGAATGTGACCCCGTAGCATTTCCCGTAGACCAGCTGGCCGGCGATTCTCTGCATCCGCATGTGCATCATGTGGTCGCAGAACTCGTCGTCCGACCTCGACGCCTTATTGCAGTAGGAGCACACCTCGATCTCGCAGAGGCACCCCATGGAGAAGGAATCCCTCCGCCCGGAGGCGATCTCCGACGCCAGGGCGACGTTTTTCTTTTTGTCCACCAGCACAAGGGTCTCGACGAACTTGTCGTGCTGGGCCTCGGTGTTGTAGTGGGAGTCGAGGATGAACCCGAGGGCGGTGGTCGGATCGTCGCTCAGATGCTCGATGTGCAGAGGGTCGTTGATGAAGGTCTGGTAGACCATGACCCCAGCGTGCGGGTTCAGGCTCAGCAGCTCCTCCTCGGGGAATGCGTCCCCGTTGTGGTTGGGGACATCCGTCGACACCGCCCGGGCAATGGTGTAGACATAGTCCTGGGGGTTCCTAGATATCCGGTACCTCTCCGCCACGGCGGAGAAGATCTGCGGATCGAGTAGCTCCTTCCTCGCTCCGAACCTCCGGAGAATGTCCTTCCCCGGGGCCCCGCCCATTACTCCCGCCGCCGTGACCTTCGCATTGGCCGTGATGAAGTGCATTCGAATCCCTCCTTATTTATTCGGGTTTCCCCGCCCCTTTGCATTCCTCGCCTCGGTCCCCGCCCGTCTCCGCCTTCGCCAGGCATGCAGGGCAGATCGCCCCTTCGCCGGCCTTGACGAAGTTCTTGCCGCATTTGCAGCAGAGCTCAAGAACCGCCTCGATCTTCGCCTCTCCCGTTTTAAACATGCTCATCTCGTCCTCCTCTCCCGATGCCTACCCTTGCTCTTCATTGTATTATATTGAAACTTCCATCACACAACAACTAATTTCTCTTGACTATATATCTTTCATGATCAACCATTACCATCGATGAAGCGGGCCTGCAAAATCACCCTCAAATTCGCTACCGCCCGGAAACGACGGGCCATTAATGCACTCCTCGAATCCTACCGGGTCGCCGTCAACTTCTACATCAAAAACTTGTGGGACGAACCCGGAATCCCCCCATACCAAATCCTCGAGCACTCCCGCCTCTCCGCTCGGTACAAAAGCACCGCACTCAAGCAAGCCATCGAAATCGTCATCGCCACCCAACGGTCCGCCCGGGAACTCGGCAAACCCCCCTCCCGCCCGGTGTTCGACGGCAACGCCACCCTCGACGCCAAGTTCGTCGCCGTCGAGGAGGGCGAGGAGTCCTTTGATCTGATCATCAAACTCTCGGTTTTGAATCAAGGCCATCGGATCACCATCCCCACCCGGAAAACCGCCGTGCTCAACAAGTGGCTGGCCCAGCCCGGGGCGAGGATCATTCAGGGATGCTCTCTCTCCGAAGACTCGATGATCCTCTGGGTCGACATCCCCGACCAAGCCCCCAAGACCGAGGGCCGGATCCTCGGCCTCGACCTCGGCGTCAATAAGCTGATCTCCGACTCCGATGGCCACCACTACGGCACCGACTTCAAGTGCATCAGGGATCGAGTCCGCCGGCGCCGGCCAGGATCCAAGGGCCGACTCCGGGCCCACCGGGAGCGGGACAACCTCATCAACCGCACCGTCAACCAGCTCCCGTGGCCCGAGCTCCGGGCCGTAGGCATCGAGAAGCTCAAGCATCTCAAGACCGGAAAGAAGCCGAACAGAAATAAAGCATTTCGCAAGGCCATGTCGCCGTGGGTTTACCGGCGGGTGCTCAACCGGATCGAGCTCAAAGCCCGGGAGAACCGTGTTCTGCCCGTGGCCGTGGATCCGGCCAACACCTCCCGGCAATGCCCCGTCTGTGGCACGACTGACATGCTGAATCGCAGGGGAGAGGACTTTCTGTGCGTCGCCTGCGGCCACGCAAACGACGCCGACACCGTCGGAGCGCGGAACATCCTCGCCCGCACCCTGCCGACCCTCGGGAGCCTGGAGTCCCCGAGCATTCAAAGGGTAATGTAATGGAAATCTATTCATTGCCTAACTTCATCGTCAAGAGGATCCCTTCCTGTATCTTTCCGCCAATCTTCCAACTGCCTCCCGGGCCCTGCGGAGATTCTCCGCCAACAAAGGATGCATATCCGCCCCCGTCTCCGCCCTCTTGACCGTCTCCACCACCCTGATCCATTCCGGGGGAATTGCCTCGTCCGTCGTGAAAAACCCGGGGGCCAGTGCCTTGTAAAGGTTGATCTTCTTGGGGTCGAACTGGATCTCGAGCACCGTCAGCCCCCCGGCCACATCCTTCTTTTCCATCTGCCTGAGCCCGTGGTGCTTGGCCGCCTCCGGACTGTCGGCCATCCACACGACATTTTTGAGCCACGGCTTCGCCGGATCTTCCCCCTTATGGGGAGGGCCGGGGACCAGCCCACGGGACATGATGCTTTCCACATTCGTGGAAGGGGTGGAGTGGTAAAGAGTGTGGATTTTCTCGGGGTCGATATCGAAATACCCGGCCAAGATGAGGCGGATGATGCCCGCCTGCATTCCGATCTCCACCCGCGGGTTTGTCTCCCGCCTCCTCTTTATGAAGGCCGGCGTGCGGGACTTGTCCGTGCGAAACGGGCGGTACATCCTCTCCCGCCACCGCTCCCGGCGCTGGATATCGAGGCTCCACCGGGGCGGGTACTGCTCCACCCGGGCCGGCGGATGGGGCTCGTCCATCACCGTCTGGTCCCACTGATACATATCGAAGGACTCCTCGGTGTTCTCGACTGGCGTCGCCCGGTCAATCCCGAGATAGTACGACCTGCGTCTCATTGGGCATTACCTGTAGTAGGTCTCCGCTATATCCCTAGCGATTTTATTCACCTCCGCCAGCTTTTCGGAAGCCTCCTTGAGGGCGGGCTTTATGGCCTTGAGCACTTGATCCGCATTGTATAATCCAAGCCCCACGGTTCCGATGGCCGATATGGCGGTATCGATTTTGACGTCAATGTCGTGAATTCCGCCAAGCAAATCGTTCCATGCCCCAACTCCCACGACGCCTTCGCCCCGGGCGTTTCGCCTGCCCCCGAACTCGCTTCCCTGCGGATAGCTCCAGTAGTGCGTGTATCCGGCCACCCGCCTCATGCCGGTGCGCAGGGCCCGCCTGACGATTCCCGCCTTCAATGCCACGCCCATGATCGGCTCCTTTCGGTTATGCCGAAGCAGTTTTCTCCCCCAACCCAATGGATTTACTTAATTTTTCCGCCGAGCCTTTGGTAGAGCCAAGAGATAACAGCGTAGGGCTCATCATACTTATCCCTGTACGGCTCCACCGCCTCCTTGGCCTTCTCCCAGATCGCCGGGTTCTTGACCCACTTGGGAGGATTTCCCTCCTCCTCGATGGTGGCCTCGATGACGGCGTCGAGAAGCTCAATGGCCTTTTCCTTGGCCTCCTCGTAGAGCTCCGCCACATCCTCCTCGGTTTCGAGGACAAGCTCCTCTTCCTCGCCACCCTCAGCCTCCCCGCCCTCCGCCTTCTCCTCGGGCTCCTCCTTGGCGGCCAAGATGTCCTCGATCTTTTTGATGCCGTCAGATATCACGCCTTTTCCCATCGATCCTCCTTTCAGGAGTTCGCGCTCCTTTTTCCATTCCTCAATGCTTATTTGCTTCCCCGTGTCCTTGCTGACGGGGATCACGCTCTTTCCGCAGTCGGTGCAAACATAGGGGGAGAAATAATGCGGGTTCGGCTCGTAGACGATCTGCTCCGGGTTGTCGGGGTTCTGCCCGCACTCCGGGCAATAATAATTCTTCAGCTCCTCTTCCGTTTTCGGCAACCCGCCTTCCTTGTTCATGGCACCGCCTTTCATGTGCTTGATCCTTTCTACCTGTGCCAACCTGTCCTCGGCCTCTGGCTTGGTGTCGTAGCAGCCTCCTGACCAGGAGGGGTTTTTCTCGCTACGAACTCACCACTTGCCTTTTTCCTTGCTGATGTATGCCTCTCGCTCCATGTCAGACCTCCGCGGATATGCCCACCTCGTGCACCACAATCGAATCGATCTTCCTCGGGTCGGGGTGGTGGCCCTGCACCCAGATGGTGCCCCACACGGCGGGATGCCCGTCCGGATCGGTCAGCTCAAACTCGGCCTCACAAGACCAGTCCATGTCCGGGTCGTCCTCCTTGCCGGCCACCTCGCCGGATATCTCCACATCCCAATCCGTCCAATCATCAGGCAAGCTTCCCTCCAGGTCCGCCTGCTCTTCGATGATATACTTCACCCACTCGGCCATCTGCTCCTTCCTCGGGATCGGGCCGTCGGCCTCCTCGTCGAAAACACTGCTGGATTCGAATGTCCTGCTCCCAAGATCGAGGCGTCTTTTGCCGGGCATGTTTATCTCCTCCTCCGGGGCTTTTTCAGGAGCCCCTCTTCCTCCAGCCTTTCCTTGAAATAATGCTTATCAATGTCGGCGTCGAAATCCCCGACCTCGGGCATCCTCCCGCCGTAGACATCCCAATACATGCTCAAAACATGAAACGACCCCTGCATTTGCTTCGCGTCGTAATCCTCGGCATAGGTGCCCGGCGGAATCGTTCCCTCCCCGGACAGAAGATCGTTGATCACATGCCCGAAATCGTCGGCCACCTCGACCACCGTTTTCTCCCAGTCGATATTGTGGCTAATGATCCCCCGGGCCTTTCCTTGCATCCCCTCGAACCCCTTCTCGCCCATGATGTCGTAGCTGTACTTGTAATCCGAGAACTCGTCCAGCACGGACCCGAGGGTCTGGAGCACCTGCTGCACGGCGTTTCCCCTCGTGGCCAACGATATGGCGTCGATCAGGGCCATCCGCACGGACTCCCGGTTTTTCTCCGTGTCCTCGATCCCGTAATCCTCGAGCGTCTCGTCGATGTCCTTTTCCTGGTAGGCATAATCGACCATCTGCTCGCCGGTATCCTCCATTTGCTCGATGGTCGGAAGCCCGAACATCTCGAGCAGATCATCGGTCTTGAATGTCAATTTGGGCATGGCATCCTCCTTAAACTATCTCGTACCTCTTTTTTACAAGGGCGTCCACAACGGCCCTCTCCACCCGGGCGGCGATCTCCTCGGCAAAGGCGTCCATCGCAAGCCCGATCCACGGTCCCATGACTCGGGATCCTTCCGTCGGCTCTTCCTTCCAATACTGCCTCATCATCTCCTCCACATCCTCGACGATCATCTCGATGACCGTGTCAAAGCTCCATATGTCGGGCATCTTTCCTCCTTTAATCCATCATCGTGCCTAGGGCGGCCAAGATATCCTCCGCCCTAAAAGCCGACACGCACTCGTCGTCTATCTTAAACCCCGGGATCTTCCCCAGGGTGCCGTCGTCCACATAGTCCGCCGGGAACCCGATCTCCTCCAGAAATGCCAGCATCATCTGGAAATGCCTCTCCCTCTCCGCCGGGTCCGGGTTGGCCAGCGGGCTCGTCCTCGAGCTACTCACCCACACCTCGAACCCCGCCCGCTTGAACTCCCAGACGGTCTCGATGACATCCCACCGCGGGGGCCCGAAGTCCGGGTATGCATACTCGCACAGGGTCCCGTCCAGATCGTAGACGACCCTGGGTTTTGGGGTCTCCAGCATGCCTACGGAATCGCCTCGTGGACGATCCTCGTGATTTCCGGCTCCCACAGGTGCGTCAGGTCGATCACCAAGTCGGAAGCCTCGTCCGTGTCTCCGGCGAATCCCTCGTCGATCACGATCTGCCAGAGAAGCTTCTGGTGCGGTCCGCCCAGGACCAGCTCCATGACGAACTCCTCCACCTCGCCAGCGATCTCCTTCTCGACCCCCTTTATCGCCTTGACGAACAGTCGCCCGAGCATCTTGACATCTTCCGGGTCCAGCTCGTCGGCGTGCACCGCCCTTCTCCTCAATAATTCCCTGCCCATTTCTCCTCCTCCTTTATTGATCGATGCCTTTGCGAATCATGGCCGATACCTCGGGCATCCACCATTCGGCCAGCTCGATGACTATATCGATGGCGTCGGACTCATTGTCGGCAAACCCCTCCTCCATCACGATCTGTGCAAGCCGATCCATGTGGGGACCTTCCTGTGCGATGTGCTCCGCCGCATCCCACGCCATCTCCATTATCTTCCCCCTTATCGCCTCCTCCCGCAGGGCCTTCTCGAACAGGCCCCCAAGCATCTCTTCGTCCGCCTTCTCGATCTCAAGAATCGGCTCCGCCGCCCGCCGTCGCCTTATGTCCGTGCGACTCATATTGCCCTCCTTCGTTTCAACTAATCCGTATTCTTCGAGAGCGGCGGCGACATCGCCCTGAATGAACTCCCGCCTTATCCAGCCTGTCTTGTCGCGCTTTCTCCAGCCGTAATCATCCCCCATTGCCAAGCCTAGCGATTCGAGTTCGTCGCTCAATTTATCCAATTGAAATTCGGAAATATCTCGAATGCTAAAATCAACAATATCCCCATAAACCGCCCGTCGACGCCTCATTTCTCTGCGATCCATATTTCCTCCTTTATTTATTCCCCTACAGAATCTGCAAGTGCCATCGCATCATCGTAAAGCATGTCCTCGTAAGCCTCCGGCATGTCCTCCCACCAATAGTGGGTGAATATGACGGTGGTTCCATCCGGGTTGATTTTTCCCCGGAGCCCGACCCGGTAATATCCCTCCTGAAAACCACCGGAGGACATGACCACTTTGTCATGCCAGATGAGCACCTCATCCCCGGGGTTCATCCCGATGTCGGCACCGTAGTTCGGCCCGCCCCGCTTGAACTCCTCCACCTTCTCGATCCGGGCGATGACGGGATCATCGAGCTTTTCCTGTTCTTGCTGACCCTCGACGAACCATATCTCGATGTCTTCGGTCCCCTCGATGTGGTCGGTGATGTCGTCCACCGCCATGTCTGCATCCTCTAGGGCCTTGGCGTTATCGGGATCCTTTGCCCACTCGTGGGCCTTCTCCCAAAAGGCATCCCATACCTCGTCGTTGCTTTTGTAAGGGCCGTCGCTCTCCAGTTCGTCAACGATCCACAGCCACGCCTTCTCGGCGACGCTCCCCTTGTCTGCCCCGATGTTGTGCATCCTGCCCTCCTTCGGCTGCTCCAATTCCTTTATGCTCCTTATGGCCACGGCGTAAACCCCCAGCCCCGACAACTCCAACTTGCTCTTGATTCTGGCTTTGATATCCGCCCGGGCAGACTCCTTGTCTTTGGCCTCCGTCCGGATTTTCCCCCGCACCCCGAACCTCATGTTCGGCTCGTCGACGGATCCCAGCATGGCCGAAGATCCGAAATTAAGCTCGGGGCTTTCAAGAATCTCCTCCGCCAGCACCTTGCTTAAAGAGTCCTCGTAGAGCTTTTTCACCATTTCTTCCGTGGCCTTAATGATCAAGCTCTCCTCGAATCCAATGGTCACTTCGGCTTCCCATAATGGCATCTTGCCCTCCTTATGTTTCACGCCTGAACTATGCTCAGGACATCCACATCCACTTGATCAATTTTTAGATCCCGCACCAGCTCGTATCTCGCATTGGACTTCAACTCCGACTCGATGTCCTTATCCGACATGCCCTCCGTGTCCTCAGGCAATGGCACATCGATCTCGGCCCATCCTTTTATAATGATCACAATTGGTTCCTCGGGCAGGCGGTCATAATCCGCCTCCACCTTGGACATAGCAACCAGCCTGTTGGCCAGACGGTAATCAAAATCTTTGATGATGTCGATCGGGTTATCGGGTAAAACCTCGCGGATGTTGATGTTCCATTCGACCTCAAACTCAACCCTGAACCTTCCGTAGTCCACTGGCATGGTTTCCCTCCTGGTTTATTTCTCCGCCATCGTCCCGAAGAACACGGCCTCGAGCGGGCCCTTTTCCGCTCCCACCGATACGCCCATGAGCATCAGGGCGTCCTCATCCAGTTTTTTCTGCACTGCGGTGGATACGCCCTCGATCTCGTCCCGCCTCATGTCGGATCCCCCGCGGATGAATATTATGCACTGCCTGATTCGCTTGGTGTTTGTGGCCGGCTGGAGGGAGAATTTCAGCAGATCGTCCGACACCTTGCCGGCCCGCCTCTCCCCATCGTATCCGGCGAAGGAGAATAGTGCCCGGCCCCCGGCCTTGAGCACAGTCCGGAAGTCAGCGAAGTCCAAGTTGATCAGGCTAGGGTCAAGTAGCACCTGGATCATGACCTCGATCCCCCGGCCAATGGTCGAGTTGATATTCGCCATCGCATCCTTGAAAACCAAGTCCTCGACCACATCGTTGGCCACCACCACATGGGCGTCCGACTCTGCCTCGGCCTCCTTCTGTGCCGCCCGGGCGATTTTGGCCCTCTTGGCCCCCTCGCAGGAGAAGGGCATTACCATCCAGCAGACGGTCAGAGCTCCGGCCTCCCGGGCCTCGTGCATGAGGATAGGGGAGGCCCCGGATCCGGTCCCCCCTCCCATGCCGACCACGGCCATGACGAGATCCCGGCCCTG